TATCCGGCCGACAGTACGACGCATTGTTTATCGCTAGTCATGGCTAAGGCGCTGGTTGTTCATTTCCGGAAGGCTGAGTACGACGTATACATCGGGAGACCAACTAAGTGGGGCAACCCATTTTTGGTAGGCCGCGACGGTGTCCGCGGGGAGTGCATCGCTAAGTACGCTGCTTGGATACGCACGCAACCCGACCTGATGGATAGCGTTGTGGAACTTAGAGGTAAGGTGCTCGGGTGCTGGTGCGCGCCGCGCCCCTGCCACGGTGATGTACTAGCTGAGCTAGCTGATGAGGCCGCAGAGCGAGAGTTCGATACGGCCCCTCCTTGCACAGAGCGATACGAACAGGAAACCTACGGTGTCGTGGTCGGCGCGAGCGGATCGGTGGGCATCCTTCAGGATGGCCTCTTCGCCAAGATCCTGAGCGAACCAAACCCGAAGCCGCCTGTTCAGCCGAGGCCCGTCCCGGTCCCGAGGCCGTCCGGACTACCCCACGTGGGGCCAGGCGGAATCATAGACACTAAACCTAAGTCTGTAGAGCACACGGCAAGCCACAGAATCGTGCGATCGACATCGGGGATGTCCGCGTACTGCTCCGAGCCGGGGTGCTCCTGGACTTACGAATATGACTGAGATCTCTCAGGGATACAAGTGATATGGCGCCTCCAGGCACTACTAAGGATCTGTGCGGCTTTCCGACCCCTAAGGGGAAGTACGATACGTGCCATAACGTCGCCGGAAAGGCGACGACGCACGTCGGCTACGGTCTTTGTAAAAAGCACGGAGGCACGTCTCCTACCAACACGAAGCACGCGGAATCGCTAGCGGCGCGCGCTGGCTGTAGGGCGCTCGGCATACCTGTCTCTACCAACGCCTTCGATGCGCTCAATAAGGCGCTCGCGGAAGCAAACGGGGACGTTGAATACTTCCGGCGTGAAGTACAGGAGCTGGACCCAGACATGATCTACGTCCGGCCAGCGTCGATACTCCGCCGGCCGTTGGATGAAGGCAAGGAAGGCGAGAACCCGAACGTTGAAGTCGAGGAGATCACCCTAGCCCCGTTCGCTTTGAACATCGCTGTCAAAGAGTTGCGAACGGCGAGAGAGGAATCCTGGAAGATCTCTAAGACGATCATCACTTTGGGTTTGGGTGAGCGTCAGGTGCGCGTAGAAGAAAAACGCGACCGTCGGACCGCATTGTCTATCCAAGGATTCGTAAAAGCGCTGGGGCTCGAGCTTGATGATAATGTGCTTAGACTCATAAGCACTCACTTTCCAGATACGATTGACACGACATGCGAGGAGGACTGATGCGCACAGAACGTGATAAAACCGTAAGCGCTGTACGTGCCGTGGCATGGGTTTTCGCTGCCTACCTTGCGATTCTCGTTATCGTCCTGGCAATATGAACGACAGGCTTCCTCCTGACCCTGACCCCGGCTCCGATTTTGATGGTGGCGTAGGCCTCCACAAGTTCGCGAAGTCGCTCGCGTTCTTTCGATGTGAGCTCGACATTGAAGGTTTTTCTGACGCGGAGGCGTATGCCTTGACCGAGGCGTGGATGCTTAGAGTAATGGATCAAGCCGCGGAAGGAGAGTCTGATGGAAGCTGCTGAGGTTCACTGCGACTCACACAATTCTTGCTACCACCTGAACACTTCCGAGAGCGATACGTTTGGTGGAATGGGCACGAGCCGAGAGTTCCGCGAAGAGGAGCTGGAGCAGCCGACCGAGGGCTTCGACACGTATATGCACGGCGACTGATGTGGGGGACAGTCGTGTCGCGGCGCTGATCAGGGAGACGATAGCCCCTAGCTCGAAGTGGTACTGTGATAGGCCCTCCTGCGACGGACGCCCGCACCCTGGCTGGCCTCATAATCACGCTAGAGTGGCGCAGCGCCCACCCGCGCAGTTCCTCGACGGTCTAGCGCGGGTCTGGCTGATGATGGCAGGGCGAGGGTTCGGTAAGACCCGCGCGGGCGCAGAGTGGGTGGCGCACGAAGCGCGCTCCACACCCAACAGCGAATGGGCGGTAGTGGCGCCTACCTTCGATGATGTTAGGGGTACTTGCTTTGAGAAGGAATCAGGGCTGCTCAAAGCGCTGGATATGGACCGCAGCGATGACCGCTACAACAAGTCGAGCGGCCTGATCCGCTTGAACAACGGCGCTGTGATCGTCGGCTACTCTGCAGAGGCTCCGAGGAAAGGCCGCGGACCGAACCTCTTCGGGATGTGGCTAGACGAGATCACGCAGTGGCCGAGTAGCGAAATGTACGACAACCTCTTCCCTGCCCTCCGTAAGGGGCGGGCGCAGACCGTAGTGACAACCACACCGGCCCCAGTTCCACTACTCACACAATTCACGAGCAGGGATGACGGCAGCGTTGTCACGACTAGCGGATCAACATTCGATAACGCGGAGAACCTTACACCTACCGCTGTCGATGACCTCGAAAAACGATGGGGAGGAACACGTAAAGAGAAGCAGGAGCTGTACGGCCTGCTGCTCGAGGACGTACCAAGCGCGCTGTGGTCGGCTGCGAAGATCGAGTCGACTCGCGGCCCAAGCTTGACACCGCCAGGCTGAATGGAGGTTTCCCATGAGCACGACCACACAGCGCCGGCCGTTGACCAACCGGCTCATCCGCCCAGGCGTCAAGATAATGAAGCTCGACGCGGACAAGGCGGAGGGCAAGGTCAGCTTCCCCTGGCAGAAGAAGAAGCGTCGCAACATCAAGGGTAAACAGGATACGCTTCAGCATCTTCGTCGTGTCGGACAAGTATCGATGATTCAGATCGGCGAGGACGAATTCCGCACAACGAACCGCAAGGAGCGCAGGGCTGCTGGGATCCGGCATCCAGATCGCTCTCCGCTAGTTGCGATTGCACAGAGGAGAGGTGTTGCGTGATGTGTCCTTACATCGTCCCGCAGCGTCGCATGCGCAGATCATCGCCGCCGATAACCGCTGGCGAGCTGACATACGACCTGCAGCAGTGCTTGAAGCGATACCTCGAGGACCGAGGCCTTGGTTATCAGATACTCGCAGAGTGTCTCGGCTCGTTGGAGGGAGCTAAGCTCGACCTGATCGAGCGCGTCGTCAAACCGTACGAGGAACGGAAGCGTGCTGAAAACGGTGACGTGTGGCCGGCGGAGTTGCTCGGTATCTGATGCCTGAGGTACGGCTGATTCTAGAAGTCGATACGGGAGAGCCGGAAGTGAATCAAGTGAAGCGGATCGCTCTCTCATCAAACTGTCGGCTATCCGACATGTACGTTGCGACCAACGCAGTCATGGAAGAGATGCGCAATCGGATCAAGACCGCACACAACCGAGAACTTACAGGAGGCGCCGCATGACCGTAACCATGTTTGATTCGACCGACGCGAAGGCCATCCCAGCAGGCGCAGCCGCGGTCGCCGGATATGTAGGAGGCAAATGGCCATCGTACAACTCGATCGTCAGCCGCTTCCCGAAGGCCCATCACGTCTCGATCGCAGTCTCAGCTTCCGAAGACGCCGCCTGTCTCGACATTGAGAACGGCGACGCGACCATCAGCCAAGCCCCAGCATGGGTACGCCGGCAGCACGCGCGAGGCATCACCCGGCCCATCCTCTACCTGAGTATTAGTGGCGTTCAGCAGCTCATCGCTACGATGACCGCCGCCAGCATCCATCGAAGCGAATACCTGATCTGGTCGGCCCACTACACAGGCACGCCGCACATCGAGGAAGACTGCGACGCAACTCAGTACCGCAATGATGAAGCACACAACGTGGATATAAGCCTTTGCTCAGATACCTTCTTCGGTATCGCACCCAAACCACCGACACCTAAACCGAAGCCTGGCTGGTTCCCGAACGACGAGATCAATTGGGAGCGCGAGTGGGACACGATCATTTCCCGTAAAACGATCGCTGCGCACCTACGCCGTCTGTTCTTGAAGGCACTGATGCGTAAACGCATTGCTCAGATCAAGAAGCTCGCTGCTAAGACAGGATGGGCGTTGCTCAATCGCCGCGAGCGCTGCGACAAGCTCGAAGCGAGGGCCAAATGAAACTCGAACGTATCGGGCAGGTCTTCGCGGCCGTGTTCCTGACCGTCATGGCCGTCGCTATCGATTGGGCTCTATGGGAAGAACTCTGCAAGCAGACATCGGCCCCCGCAGAAATTGGTTTCGCGCTCTTTATGGTGCTCGTTACTGTAATTATCTTCGGGTTCGTTGCGGGGTTCGTCGTTGCGGCGATGAAACCGTGAGGCGGCTGTGGGCGAGAGCCGAGTACTACCTGCTCAACTGGCGGGGGTTCCCCTGGAACTTCCGGTGTGTCGCACGATGGGCACGGAGACATTCGAAATGAACGCGTACGACACCGCACTCGAGTACCTGCTCGCTGGCGCTATGCCCGTCATAGTCGACTCCGAGGATGGACTCCATGTGTTGGCATGTAAACCGACCAACCGGATCGCCCTGGTCAACATGATCGATCCTGACGAGCGATCCAGGTTGAAGTACATAACCCAAGTGATTATTTCTGTCAAGCAGCATGTGGGGGAAGCTGTATGAGAACAACACTACAGACATTCACGCTCGACGACCTAGCGCAGTTCACCAAGGAGAAGGCATTCGACCCGCGCGACTCCTCAGACTTCCGTGTTCTGTATGTCGGTAGGGATGACGTGCATGGTGCTCTAGCTTACGTGTTGTCTCGCTGCTCACGCTCGCTGAAGATGAACATGTTCGGGTACGATGACGACGCACTAAATGCGGTGATCGTGTCGCTCATCGAAAACGACGATGTGTTCGTGCAAGGCACGCTTGATAAGTCACAGAGTGGAGGGGTACACGAGAAGGTCATTCTCGCTGGTTGGACACCTAAGGTGCGGGCCAGCTGGGCTGTAGGTCAGTCTTCCTCACATCAGATCTCACACACGAAGGGCGGGGTCTGTGACGGCTTGGTCGGTTGGGAGGGATCGACGAACTGGTCCGGTTCCGGCGAGGGTACAATCGTCGCTCTTGACGGTTCTGATACCGGGCGGAAGGCCCAGAACAACACTTGCGCCTTCTACGTCAATCCGGTCGAGGTGAACAAGTTCTCGTGCGAGCTTGACGAGGAGCACGCTGTCGCGCTTCAGCAGCAGATCGCCTCCGCGGCTAAGTAACGTGGTTTGGTTCGGCCGATGCGAAGCTTGTGGCCGGTCCTCGATATGGCGGAGAAAGCCCACTCTGGCTTCCGCGCTCTGCTGCAAATGTTGCGGTGGACAACTGTACTGGAAACCAAGAACCTGGTAACGACGGAGGCCTGTATGCCCAAGTACTGCTACCGCTGCTCGACATGCAATAAGAACTGGCCTAAGCTGAAGATATACCATGATTGTGTCGTCTGCGGAACACTGTGCTGGTCGAAACAAATCGTTTCAACCGATCACATACTGTCCCCCGCAGAAATCGAGACGCTCAAGGCGCGTGAAGCAGTAGAGAAAGCGACACTCAAGACACTTGAGAACTTCGAGAAGTTCTGTGGTGAACGAGATGCAGCAGCGACGCAAGCGGACATCGCCCGGCTCAACTCCGAGGCGCCGCTGTACGCTGAGGACTTCACGAAACCGTGAGGCTCCAGGACATCGCCTACGAGGATTTCACTCGGATTGTGGTAGCTATCGACCCTGCCGTGTCTAGTAACGAGGATTCGGATGACACCGGGATTGTGGTAGTAGCGCGCGGTCCGCACATAGACGTGCCCGATCCGTGTGTGATACCTCACTGTCCCGGACATGGCTACATGCTGGAGGATTTGACGCAGCACGCCGCCCCGAACGTCTGGGTGAAGGAGGCTGTGGCGGCCTACGATCGCTGGAAAGCGGACCGGATTGTTGCTGAGGTGAACAACGGCGGGGACATGATCGGGGATCTTGTTCATGCTGTCCGTGCCGGTATCGCATACTCGAAGGTGACCGCGACCCGCGGCAAGCGTATCCGGGCAGAGCCGATCGCCGCCCTGTCCGAGCAGAACCGCATCCACTTCCTTGGGGTGTTCCCCGAGTTGGAACAGCAGTTGAATACGTGGGATCCAGAACTATCCAAAGACTCACCTGACCGGCTAGACGCGTTTGTGTGGGGCATGACGTACTTGGGCCTGATAGGCGGCCAGGGCGCGGCGTTCCTCCAGGTGATGAAGGATGAACTTGATAGCCGCCCCCAGCACCAGACACCACCTGAGCTGAAAGCCCTACCCCGTCAAGCGAGCGACAAGCCGCCTGATCTTCAGAAGTACTGCAAACATCGCTGGCAGCGCGACGGCTCGGCTGGAATACAGTGCGTCCTGTGCGGCGGTTGGAAAAACTGAGGAAGGAAAGCAACAAGGCCGGAGTCTCAACTATCCAAAGCGCTGGTCGGAGGAGCTGGTGCCCTTCCCGTTAGCCTCTGGCCTGATGACATCCCGACCTTGTATCTACAGTATCGCTCCTCTGTGCTGGTTTGTCAAGGGCAGAAGCGAAAGATGGACGTTTGTACTAGAAGGCCAGCAGGCCGTTCGTACTAGAGAGGAGGCTGTACTGTGGATATCCCCATCATATCGAAGCGCCGCGCGGCCGCCCGTCGCTCGATAGAGACCGCCGCGATCACCAAGACGCTGCAGGCAGTAGGGCAATCGCTGGTCGAGACCGGCACGCTCCCTCCGAGCGAAGTCGAGAAGGCGTTCGGCCCGGCAGGGAAAGCACCCGGCAGCGCCGTCAGGCAATCCAGCACCTCATGGTCGACCACGGGCGCGCTCAGCTCGCAGCTCAGCGGCCGCATCCAACAGAACCTTGCGTCAGGATTCGAGCAGGCGCCAGAGGAGCTGGAGCTAGCGCTAGCCGAACAAGGCCTCAGCTGGGGACCGCCGTTCCCGCCAGGCCGCCCGCTCGACCCGTTCTTCGGATACCGGAAGCCGCCCCGCACATTCGACTACGCGGTAGGCACGAACACGCAGCTAACCCCACGTTGGAACCGGGTCAGCTTCCCGACGATCAAGAGCGTGTACGAGGCATACGACGTCGCCCAGATCTGCGTGCGCCACCTCATAAACGATGTTCGCTCGCTCGACTACAATTGGGAGCCTATTCCTGGGATCAAGTCTGACGTCGCAGACGACATCGAGGCCGCTATCGCGTTCTTCGACAGCCCGGACAAGCGCCAGCCGTTCCGTACTTGGCTCGCTGAGTTCCTTCAAGACGTGCTCCGTTACGACGCAGGATGCCTCTATATACGGAGAAACGAAGCCGGCGACCCGATCGCGCTGGAGGTAATCAGCGGGCCGACCATTATCCCGCTCGTTGACTTCTACGGCCGCCGCCCTGAAGACGAGGACGATGAGAACGCGACCCCTGCCGAAGCGTTCGGTGGCACGATCGTACCGGCGTACGTACAGATAGTTGAGGGCATGCCGTGGGATTGGCTCGCCGCTGACGACATCATCTACCAGCCGTGGAATCCGCTGCCTGACTCGCAATACGGGCTGGCGCCGCTCGAGGCTGTCCTGCTCAGTGCCAACACCGACATCCGCTTCCAGTGGCACTTCCTCCAGTTCTTCACGGAGGGGACGATGCCGGCCGGCTTCATGGAGGCACCACCGGAGATGTCGGACCCTGCCCAGATCGCGAACTGGCAAGAGACCTGGGATGCCGTCATGCAGGGCGATCAGACGAAGCTTCGTCAGATCCGTTGGGTGCCGTCAGGCTCCAAGTTCACGGAGGCGAAGCCCGCCTCCAACAAGTTCGATTCCGAGTTCCCGCTGTACCTGATGAGGAGAACTTGTGCGAGCTTCGGAGTCACACCTAACGATATGGGCTTCACGGAGAATGTGAACCGCGCGACCGGCGACACACAGGTAGACGTCCAGTTCCGTGTCGGCACCAGCCCGTTGCTTCGTTACGTCGAGGACATCATCAACCTCTTCACGAAGCAGCACCTCAAACTACGCTGCCGCCTCCGTATTGACGACGGCAAGGAGACCGAGGACCGCGTTGCGACCGCTACCGCCGACGGCATCTACGTCGACCACGGAGTAAAGGGAGTAGATGAGGTTCGTCAAGAACTCGGGCTTCCTATCGACAAGAGCCGGCCGATCAGCCGGTTTGTGAACAACAGCCGCGTTGGGCCGATCCCACTACTCGCGCTGGAGTCCATGAGCGGCTCCATCGACGCCGAGACCTACGGCCCCGCAGACTCACAGGAGCTTGTCGATACCCCCTACGTTGCCGCGCCAGGTGTTATCCCGCCTGCAGGTACGCCTGAGCAGAAGGCGTCCGCGGCGGTCACAGGCGAACAAGCCAACGCACTCAGGGCCGCCACCGGTCCGACCGACACAAACCCGGAGAGCGAAGCTGAGGAGGCAGCGAGCGTCGGCGCCGAAGAGACACCTGTGGAGAAGATGCTCAAGCTGCTGGACATCATCGAGAAGGACGCGACTGCCGGCCTAACCGTGGCGACGGGGGTGCGGGGGGCTGACCTTGACGGAGACGATGACGACGATGAGGACGAGGACGCGATCAAGTCCGTCCAGATCGCCCTCAGCCTGCGCCGCTGGAGAGACAATAGCCGCAACCGCATGCGGAAGGGCCTGGCCCCCAAGCGGTTCGTTGATCCGACGCTGCCTGACGCTGTGCTGGCCGAGGTCTGGACCAAGCTCAGGAAAGCAGGAAGTAGGGCGGAGGTGGATGCGGCTTTTGCCGGGTTGGGAAAAAAAGCACCAGCCGGCCAGGCCGGCACGCCAGGATTTCACCGAAACACTGAAGCGATAGTCGACTACTACGCACCGCTACTAGCGAAAGCGTACGGGGCGCTGTGGAGCAAAGCGGCGATCGACCGTGCTATCAAATCTGCTGCCGCAAAGGGCGTAAAGAAGGAGGCTGTTCCAAGCGAAGGCGGTTCCTCCTCTGCCCTGCAGGCGTCGATCGATCAGACAGCACTCCAGAACGTACTGGAACACCTTCAGGGCGACGCCGCGATACAAGGCACACTCGAGTCCGCAGTGGCCTCCAGCAGTATCGTGTCCGACGCTATGCAGTGTGTTGTCAACCAGCTCCCTAAAGACTATTGGGATAAATGGCAGCCGGGGTTTGGTAAAGCTGCTGAGCAGGACTTGGCCGATCTACGCGAGGCTCGCGGCGTCGACATCAAGGGCCTGACAGACGCCGCCACTGAACGTGTCGACCAGGCGATCTCAGATGGGCTCGCCAACGGCGATTCTTTCCAGTCGATCGCCTCCGGGATTAAGGATGACTTGGGTAGCATGTCGCGCTCGGAAATGGTAGCTAATACCGAATACGCCAGCGCGATGACCGAAGCGAATTTGGAAACTTACAAAGCGGCCGGTATAGAACAGGTCGAGTGGCTTGCTGAGGGCGACGCCTGCGTGGAATGCGAAGAGAACGCTGACGCTTCCCCGCTGAGCATTGACGACGAATGGCCCAACGGCGACGTTCCAGTTCACCCGAACTGCAGGTGCGCGATTGCTCCCGTAGTCGAGGGTGAGAGCGAATCCCCGGAAGTTGAAAAGGCTCTGCCGGGTGAGGCTGACGTAGTCGGCGGGTTGTTCTCTGATAAGTCTTGCTCGGTCGTGAAGCCTGAGCTGCCTATCGGCGCTGAGGGTAAAGTCGCAGAGGCGGTTACAAGAACGGAGGAGGCTACATCTTCTCCAGCAGCGAAAATCGGGGATCGCGTCCACTTCCAAAGCGGTACCGATGCTCAGACAGGGAAAGCGGTTGAGGGCGGTGCGGGCCGTATCGCCCGTATGGATAAGCAGGGCAACATGATGGTGAACACAGGTACGCCCAAGAAGCCGGTTTGGGTACAGACACGGCAAGATGCACTCATAACACCTGAGCGCGCGAAGGCCGTCGATAACCCGCTCGGCATGACTGGTTATCGTGATCGGTTGACGATCGATGAGCGTAAGGCGCTTGATGACTACAAGGCAACTGGCTATCTACGGCTCAATGAAGGGTTGCGAACAGGAAAGCTCGCTACTGGTAAACCGATTACTCCCGCCATGCACGCGCGGGTAGACGCAATCGATAGAGCAATAGAAAAGGGAACGCTCTCGAAGGACACAACCCTCTTCCGTTCATTCAGACCAACTGAGGGTTTGAACCTAGAGGTCGGAGACGTTATAAAAGACGATGCGTTTATATCGACTTCCACGTCAACAAAAGCCCCAATGGCTTTTGCAAGCGAAGCTGAGAAGCTAGGGAAGCCTAGTTACGTTGCGAGGATTCAAGCGCCTTCAGGAACACATGTCGCTTACGCAGATGCACAAGCAAGTCAACGCGCAGGCGGTCTGCTCAAGGAGAATGAGATCATCTTGCCGCGCGGAACCTCTTTCAAGGTAACGAAGGTACGAACAAACAAGTACGGTCTCCGCGAAGTGGAGCTCGAACTGATCTCTGCTGCAATGAAGGGTATCGGTCGTGTGGTCGTAGTTACGGAAGATGAATCGACGCTAGCCAGCACAATCGCAGTAGCTCACCACGGGCTAGCTGTGCCTGCCCATCAGCCGCAAGACAATCTGCTCTAACACCCTCTTGGCCGTGTGGCCGCGTCGGGCTGAAAGCGCCAAACTACATAGGAGACACAATGAAGCTTGCAGACATCCTCGCCGCCAACGGAGGCACGCTGCCGCACCTTGCAGGCGGCTCTGAAAAGACCGAAGCAGAAGCCGGAGCCAAAGCTACCGCTGAAACTCTGATCAAAGTAGAGACCGAAGCCCGCAAAGCCGCCGTGACGGGAGTTGAAGCGCAAGTCCTCACGGCAGAAGAAGAAGCGTACGAGGAACTTGCTGCCGTGAATGCGGCAATCCTTAGTCTCGGGCTGCGTTTTCTCGGCGCCTACGATGCGGCTGTTGTTTACGTCGCCAACGATATCGTCACCGAAGCCGGCAAAGCGTATCTCTTCATCAGGCCCTCAGAAAACGAAACCCTCGCGTCCGAAGAGGCAACGGCAGGTAACTGCGTCCTCCGCGGCCTGGCCTAGGACATGCCTAACCCCCAGCTAGTCATCGTCGCGACCCCCGGCGAATTCATCGCTGACTACCAGGGCGCGTACTCCGCAACCGTCACATACCAGAAGCAGCAGATGGTGCGGGTAAGTGAAAACATCTGGTCCTGTACACAGAAGTCGACCGGCCACACACCCGAAGAAGGCTCCGCGTTCTGGAAGCTCCTCGGGGACGTGGAATCCATCATCACGCCAGCGATCGTCAAAACCGAACGAGAAGCAACAGAAGCGGCCGCGCAGGCGGAGGCGGAATCGCTGATCAAAGCGGCGACAGGGCTCGGCGCGTACAGCGGTAAAACGGAACAGGCGACTGGCAAAGAAATCGAAGAGTCCGCTGTCAGCCGCAAGCTCGTGACACTCTCGATCGAATCAAAAACCGCCACACGAACGCTTGTCGAAGTCAAGGTCAACAAAGTGTTCGCTGGGCAAGTCGGCTGCTCCGTAACGTCCGTCGGTAAAGACGAGCTCTCTATTACCTTTGCGTGCCCAGCTAAACAGAAGTGGGAAGCCGTGGTCGTGGAAGGCTCAGTTGAAAAGCTCTACTCCTCATCGGTGGTGTTCTAAATGGCAGCTGCTGGCGACGTACACGTTCACATTCACCATCACGTAGAGACCGCCACTAAGGAAGCCCTCTGGACACCGGAGGCCGAGCTGGTTGCCGTCAACGTCGTCAAGACGGCCGAGGAGCGCCAGTATACCTTGGGGCTCGCATATCCCGCCCTCAAGGCTGACGTCGCTGTTGCACGAGACGGGCACCGTGACTTTGTCGGCCCTGAAGCACTCGAGAAGACCGCATGGGCGTTCCTCAAGAGCGGCGGCGTGAACATGTTCCACAAGCAAGGGACCGACGGTCACGCCGATGTCGTGGAGTCCTATATCTATCGAGGCCCGGACTGGCACTTCACCTCCCCTGTCGACAGCAAGCCCTACGTCGTGAAGGCCGGCGACTGGATGCTCGGCACCGTGTGGGACGATCTCGGCTGGGCAGCTGTCAAGGCAGGACTAATCAATGGGTGGTCACCTGAAGGCGGCGCCCGCAGATCTACTCCGAGCCCGGAGCGGCTCGCTCAACTAAGGAGCTAAACCGGATATGACTGATGTAGACATCACTGAGCTGGACGAGCTTCAGGCTCGCAAGGTCTCCGGTGTGGCGACAGCCGCCAACGGAACTCCTTTCCTGCTGCTGAAGGCCGCCGCGTGCTCGACGTGCAACGGCACCGGTACTATCAAGGACGGGCACGTCGAATGCCCCGATTGCGACAGTGCAGCCAAGTCCTCCAGCGCCGAGGCCGATGAGTTCGAAGAGGAAGTTCTCAAGGAGGGAGCCTACTGCGGAAACTCGAACTGCGGAATCTGTAAGGCGATGAGTCTTGTGAATAAGGAGCTGACCGCAGCCGAACGAAACGAAATGCCAACCAAGTCATTCGCGTTCGTTGACGCGAAGGGCGGGAAGCACCTGCCGATTCATGATAAGGCCCATGCGAAATCAGCCCTAGTCCGCTTCAAGTCAACGGACTTCACAGGCGCCGATAAGCCCGTTGCGGCGAAACAGAAGGCTGCTGCCAAGATCAAATCCGCCGCTGAGTCGCACGGCATCGAAGTCGATCCGGAATCGGACGTCGCTACAGCAGCGAAGAAGGGTGCTGTGCAGGACGCACTGGACGGTACACAGACACCGCAGGAGGCCGGACATCTAGCGACAGGGCACTCCTCGACCGTAGGATCGATCACAGCAGGCACGGTCGCGCCCACCGACCCCGCCCAG